TCCTCTTTAGATTCATCCAAGTGAGTATAGCTTCTACCGGAGGCTTAGCTGCTCCTGCTGCAAATCTGCTATCTATACCTGGGTAGTTACTCTCCTTACCTTGCCTTCCATACTCTACCCACTTACCGTAGTCAGCAGATGAGTTAAATGCAATAGATGGAGTAGTGCCTGTAACATCTAAGTCATAGTATAAAGATGCAGCAAGCGTTCCTGTAGTGTTAGCCTTGCGTTTCTTACCGTATCTCGTTTGCTGGATGCGAATGTTGGAGCGTGCGCGATCAGTAACGGTCTCCCCGAAATCTAAAAGCACATCGTATAGCGCTCCCTGTTCGAATAGCTCAGCAAGTATGCTCATTCTTTCTCAGACTCCTCTTTTATCTTGTTGAAGAATTGGATCAATGGCAAGCCGAATTTCACAGGCATCTCTTGAATGAAAGCGTCAAGTTGCTTCAAATGTTCCTCTGTTAGTTGCATAATTAGAAAGATAAAATTGTTACTCCTATTGCACTTGCTACGCACTCAGCAACGTATTTGTTGTCTGTTCCCCACGCTGCGAATTCTTCTTCGGTGAGCGTATAGTTTCCATTGGAAAGAACTGCGCCTTCGTCAGTCTTTAATTCATAGTAGGTAGTGCAAGTTGTTGCGCTTGTTTCAAAGTTCAAAATGAGAACTGTCATTTGTGTTGCCGTTCCTGCGTTTAGAGGAAAGGTGATTGGTTGAATTTTAGCCATTGTGTAAATTATTATACTATTTTTAATGTTCCTGCATCGTTCCAAATCGCACCCGTTGGAAGCCCTGCGCTTGACGTTGGAAGGTTACCAAAGACCACGTTACCTCTTGCCGTTTCAATTGCTCTGAAGTTAGCTGCTGAAGTAAGTATTGGATTGATATAAAGACCTCTTGTAATACCATTTGCTCCGCCTGTTTGGTTAATCGTGCAGTATATATTTAAAAAATTTACAACCGCACTTCCACTTGTAGGTGCAAAACCTCTTTGTATAGACACTGTATTATGTACAGCTGTTGTTGTTCCTGTTATACTTGCGCCATTAAAAGTAACATGACCTAATAGATCACCCGTTGGGGTATTTCCACTTCTTGAATTTAATGTTAAAAATTCTCCACTTAAATCTACATCACCTGCCCCCGTTACACTTCCACTATAAATACGAAATGGAAATACTGCATTACCAAGATATACATAACCATTATTTAAGGTTCTTAATATATTAGAATTACCACTATTTTGAATTGATAAAGAAGTAGTTGCACTTGTAGTTCCGCTACCCTTAATTCTTGAATCTCCATTCACATCTAACTTAAACCCTGCGTCTGTTGTTGTGTTGATGAGGACGTTGCTACCTGTTGTGATGCTTAATGCAGGTGTTGTAAATGTAGTTCCTCCGTCTGTTGTAGAAGGTGTTATATTAAAATTTTGACCTCTTAAACCTACACTTAACTCCCAATTTTTAAAGGAAGAATTGTATCCTAATAATTTTAAAGTAGCACCATAATTAGCGGAAGATGGCGGTCCTAATTGTAAATTCGGTGCTGCCGTTGTATTACCTACAATTAAATCATTTAAAAATCTACTATTTCCTGTAACATCTAATCTGTAAGCAGGCGAAGCCGTACCAATACCCAACCTATTGTTGGTATCGTCAAAGAAAAGATTAGCGTTGTCCTGCGCTATCGTTGTTCCGTTGCTGAATAGAACGCTTCCGCTTGTTAAAGAAGGTAGCGTGAACTTACCGTTGAACGCACTCCAATCCGCAGAACTTAATGCACCTCTGTTCGCTGCGCTTGCAGTAGGTAAATTAAATGTATGAGTAGTTCCTGCTGACGAAATACCGAAGTCAGTTCCACTTGTTCCCGTTGCGAAGTTTTGCACTTGTGCCGTTAAGCCATTCAACGCAGTTAAGCCCGTTGAGAATGTAGTAATAACTTGGCACAAATGACTGTTCTCGGTGTGAAGTTTAATCGTCCTTCCTGAGTGCGTAACGTAAATTCTTATTGCTAATCTATCGGTTGCTGCTAACGTTGTTTGTGGTACTGCTAAGGCGCTGAAATACGCATCTATTGCCGTTCCATTCGTGATGCCTTCAGGAGTAGCCGAGTTAGAAGCTATCAAAGATAAGGTTGCTCCATCCCATTTATACAATTCAATGTAGAATGAAGGACTACCACCGCCACTCGATGCGCTGAAATATGTTTCAAAGTTCCAATTGCCTGCGGGTATCTCTAATAAGTTTGGAACATTCGCATCTGTTATAAATGATTGAATGTAACCGTTAGCGTTTATTGTGAAGTCTGTTCCTGCTCCCAAGATAGGTGTCCTATCCATTTCTTTGAAAGCCACACCGCCAAATGTACCTTGCGCTACTGAGCCGTTGAGGTAGAAAGCCAATGAAGAACCGCCGCCTGTTGACGATGGGAAGTTAGCTAAGCTACCATCACCTCTCACATATTGTGATACCGTTCCTGCTCCTGTTACCGCTATATCTCCCGAAGATGTAATAGGACTATTCGCCACACTAAATGCGGAAGGCATTGTTAATCCTACCGAAGTAACTGTTCCATTGGTTAACGTTGGCTTGTTTAATATCTCCGCCACTCCGCTCGTTGCGTTCCAATCGGAATTAACTTGAGCAGCAGGAATAGTAGGCTTATCATCTAAGTCATTATAGCTATTGCTAAAAGCCGTTGCTCCTAAATCAGCTGTATTAGCTTTTAGTGCTACATCAGTTTGCAGAGCTGCTATATCATCTTCTATAGAAATGATAACAGCACAATCGGGTAAAGTCTCACAAGTAAGGCCAATGTTATCTACTATTGCATACCATCCTTTCACACCTTCTGCATCAGTTCCATAGTAGTAAGAGTTACCCGGTGTCTCTTCGTCATTCAGCAAGCTAACAAATACTCCGTTCTGATCTAAACTCTCAATAAACTGCAAAGCTCCCCATCCATCGGAAGGCGAATCTGTAGGAGTGTTATAGTTCCAGCTTGCAGGAATGCTGCATGCTGACCAATCGTAATCTAAATTAAGCTCTATTGTTCCTGTTACACCCGTTAGCGTGTGAGTGTATTGCTCAACGAATGGCTCAGAGCTGACAGGGCGAGTAAGCACCACATCAGTGCCGAACATATTACCTAAGTAAATCTCGTTAATTAAGTCTTGAAAGATAAGTGAGCAGTCAGTAATTGATTCAGCTTGGTAGCCTGTCTTATCTTCTTTGTCGCGAGGAAGGTCACTAATGAATATCTCGAACTGAAACGAACGAGTGCCTGGAGCGTAGTTAATAGCGCGAGGCTTAACGTGCAGCCATGGCCACTCTGCTTCTTTCTCTAAATCGGCCTGTGAAATCTCTCCATGCGTAAACCTTCTCAGCTGAAAGTGCCCTGCTGCGAACTGTCTAAACCTATCTACAATGACGTTATAAGTATAATTGATTGTGCTCATATCTATTAGTGGAAATTAAGTTAGCTTTTGTTGCATGCTGTTAGCGTAATCCATCGCATAGGTCAAATGGGTGAATATTGTTGAAGCTCTCGTCTTTGTTATAGCATCGAACTTAGTTACATCTCGCTCTGCCATCTCTTCGATAACATGCCACCATTGATAGACTGAAGCTAATGTTTCACCTCTTCTGCTAACTGACTGATCTCCCTCTTCAGCCTCTCCAGCTCCTGTTCTAAATATTCGGGTGTATTGGTCACTAAATCGTTTCTGAGTGTCGAAAAAAAAAGCAGCGCAGCGTTTACATTGGCTAAGTTTAGCTTCCTCATCTGAGGCGCATACTTAAGGTGCACATCACTATCGTAATCTTCTATCTTGTACTGCATATTAATCTCAGCAGTTACCGGTCTATAGAGAATGCACATAAGCTCAGGTAGTTGGTGAGGAAAGTTCTTACTAAGCTCAGATAAATCTAACCACTCGCCAAAGGTCATGCTTTTAAGGTTAGGATGAAAGCCAAACTTAATACCATCTATCTCTATAAATTGCTTAAATACCTTCTCATCGTTCTTTAAGCCATCAGCATAGGCGCTTACTATTTTATCAATAGTAGGCATGTCTATCTTTCTGATATCATCGCGCTTTAAACCTGTGATAGCTTGAATCTGAGATACGCTATCTGTGCCTGCTGCTACAAAATCTACGTATGTGCCCAGCGTTTGGTCACTGTACTTAGTGCTTATTATCTTCTCGCTCATAACTTCTTTATTTCTTTTTTAACATCTTGCCAATATTTAATACCTACTTTATTATTACCCCAACAAAGATTTAATATCTGATCTACTGCAATTAATGCACATTCCTTTGCTCCGCTATTAATAAAGTAATCATCAGTCTCAATTATATGTTCTTTATACTTATCTACTAACTCCTCTGCCTTTTCTTTTGGTGTCATATGTTTGTACCGTCAATTGTTATGTTAATGCTCTTAATCTCAGTGCTCAGCTCCTGCCTCTCTATGTACCCTCTTTGCTTGCCTTGTGTCTTAAGGTAGAAGATAACAGCACTTGTGTTAGGTGCATCTTTAATAGTTACTATCTCACCATCATGGGTAAGCGCTTGGCGCTCTGCTCCCTCCATCAGCTTCTTAAGCTGCGACTCTGCGAAGTCTAAAGCTACATTCTTAAGCGAAGCCACAGCAGCGTTATACTCAGCATCATCTTTGAGCCAAGCGTAATGCGTTTCTCTTCGGATGCCTATCTTCTCGGCTGCTTCAGTTACATTACCCAGTGCAGATGTTAGCGCTTGTAACATCGCATCTTTTTTGATTGTTAGATTTT